TGGCATAATTCTTTCCTATTTTTTAAATTTATATTCTTTTGTTTCTTCTTTATGAGTGTATAAATCAAGTTTACCATCTTCAGTTAACTTTACATCATAATTTGTTTTTCTAATATCATTATAACCACTTGCAAAATCACTTTTTCCAACAGCCTTTTTAACTGTTCCAAGGTCAATTGTATTTTTGGCCATATAATCTTGAATACTAAATCCCATAATTTATTAATTTAATTCTGTTATAATTTCTCTCATCATATCTTGAGCTTTACACCATTCATTACAAACTGCTGTTTGTGTCTGAAGTTGTTTGTTAACTGATTCGTTAACAGGTACCATAAATGCTCCATGTGTTGATGGGTTAGATACAAAATCCCAACCAATCAATTCAAAATCTTCACCTACTTGTACTTTACCACCCTTTAAAGGTTCTACTGAACCCATACCTCTTGATGATATACCTAATAGAATACCTGCTTGTAGGAGTTCTTTTAAGATGTTACCACTCGGTGTTGGTAGTATCTCTACTGTACCAACTAAATCATCACCATCCCAATGAATCTCTCTTACATTGTGTGATACGTTCTTCAAGTTGATTACTGAAGAATCTGGATGGTCTAATTCACCAAGAGCACGTCTTTCTTTTATAAGTGTTTCGTACTTCTTAGCTTCTCTTTGTAGAATCTCCATTGGATATATTCTACCATTCTGATTTTCTGCACCAGCTCTCTGTAAAATACCCTTAACGATAGTTCTTCCACTATCATCTTCATCTACTCTACCCTCGAATAATCTGGTTTCTATTAGTAAGTTACTCATTATGCTCCCCACATTTTACGTTTCTTAAATAAATCAAAGAAAATTGCTGATACCTCTTGACGAATTAATTCACGAATAAGTTTTTCATCCTTATTATTTTTAACATTAACGATTTCTTCGTTGATTATATCATATAATTCTCTCTTAGTCATTTATTTTTTTTCTTTTTTCTCTATTGCCTTCTGAAGTGCTGGTGGTAATTTTTTCTGAGCTGCTGTTAGTTCAGATACCTGTTCTTTTTTCTCTCCTCTACCTTTCCAAGTAGCATCGATTTTGTTAAAGAATGCCTTTTTTTCTTCATCAGACATTTGAGGAATTGATTTTCCAGCTTTTTCTAAAGCTTTCTTAAAAAATTCTTGATATTCGTTTTCCTCAATCATAGCTTCTCTAACTATACCTTTGAGTTGTTCTCGTGTTATTTTCATTTTTCGATTTCCTGTATTGTTTTAGCTATATTGATAAGTCTTTCCTTTATCTTATAAATATGTGAATTTGTTCTTTTCCAATACTGATTGGAATCTAACTCATTCATAGTTTTGATTTTATTATACCAATTAAAAAACTTTTCAGTTTCTCTAAGTTGATATTTAAGTTCTTTTAAACCCATTGCCATCTTCTTGTGAGGATGCATTGATTCATCGTTTTTTAATTCTAACCAACGATTAACTGGTCTTTTTACCTTAGCTTCGTTTATATCTTCATTAAGGTACTTTCTCCAATCACTCATTTGAGGTGCTTTATCAACTTCTTTAAAATTTGAATTGTAATTCAAATTATTTTGGTCTCTCATTGGATATGCTTTTGAAGCAAATTTATTTTTGATATCAACATAAAAAAGTGCACCATGATAATCAATTAAATATGCACCCTTTTTACCTTTGATGTACCCATCTTTATTGTGTAGTAAAACACCAGGTGCATTTGAAGGATTTGATTGAGATTTTATATATTTGATTGGAGTATCTTTTGTAATTTGGAAATATTCATGCCCTCTTGATGGGGATATTAATCCTTCATTGATATCATCTTCATCGATTTTACCAACTATCTTCATACCAAATTGAGTTGCAATCTTTTTCTTTCTCTTTTTATCTTTAGTACCTTTATTAGAAAATGCAGCAGGAGTATTATATCCAGCTACATTACCAGATGTGGTAGCTTCATCTAACTCCTTTTCAATTTCTTGAATTAGTTCTTCAATAAAGTTATTAAGATTGTTTTCCATTGATATTCTTTATCTCCTTAATCAACTCATAAGACATCATTAAAGCTGAAACTTGAGAATCGTTAATTTTCTTACCGATTTTTTGTTTTTTCAAAACATTTATTGTTTCACGCAATTTAATTTTTGTAATCTTATCTTTCATACCTTTATACATCGTATGTAGTTCTGTGATTGTACTTATAAGTTCTTTCTCAAAATACTCACCAAATTTAGATGTATTAGTAATATTGTTAATATACTCTCTTAGTAACCCTTTTTGTGAACTATTTAGATTAGTATATTTGTTGTTGAATGTTTCCAACAAGATTTTATAAGTAAGTAATCTTAAATCTTTTTCTTGTTTTTTATAATCTTCAACAAGTCTTTCTTCTTTTTTCTTTAAAGAAGGAGTTGAATTGGAAATATGTTCAATGATAGTAAGTTTAGAATTAAATACATCTTTTACTTCAAGAATATCATTTTTCTTTCCTTCGAATAATTTATGTACTGATGCTAGAATTTTATAATTGGTAACTGGTGAAGATAAAAGATTATTAATCTCAAAATTCTCTTTTAAAGATTTTACAAGATTATATTTCTCTCTTTTCAATTTTGAGTAATTGATTTTTGTATGTGCTTCTAGTATAGCATCAATAAATTTTTCAGCTTTAGATTCTGAATTATATTTTTCGTTTATTAATAGATTAAACAATCGAAGTTCCTTGGCAAGTTCAGTTTTTCCACTAAAAAATTCTTTAACAATTTCTTTAGCTTTTTCTTCACCACCATTTAAAACTTCAAGTGTAATCTGACGGGTTAGTATTTCGAAAAGAAAACCCGTATTCTTGAATTTTGAATGTCTTATTTTTTTCATTTTTACAATTTCCAATTACAAATATATAAAATTACTCTATTATAAATATAAATTTATAAAAGATTAATTATTTTTAGTCATTATCGAGGATATTGGATTCATCCAACATATCCTTCATTTCATGTAAATACTTACGTTTTGCCGCAATACCATTGATAGTCTGTAATGCTTTTTCTTCGGAAGTCCGAGAACGTTTTTTTGTTCTCTCTTTATCACCTAAAGGGTCTCTACCTTGTGGATGCTTATCTTTTCCATAAGTTCCACCTTCTCTCGGTCTACCACCTTTATCCTTGATTTCTTGTTTGATATTCTCTAATTGTTCTTCAATATCATCTGGTTCTTCATCTTCAGTTGCAGGGTCATTACCCTCATCTTCAATAGAACGGAATCTGAATCTATCTTTTAAATCATCTAACATTGCAACTCTTTGTTCATCTTGCTCACCACCACTTAGTTTGAATATATTTTCATATACCCAATCTTTAGATAACATATTCAAACCTTGAATATCTTGAGCTAATCTAATTTTCTCACTCCACAAGTTTACTTTTTCTTGTTCGTAAATTGTAGATGGGTTTACTAAAGATAAACTGAAGTTAGTCATTTCTGAATCTTGAATACCTTGTGAGTATAAGTGTACGATTGCAATTTTAGATAATTCTGAAACCAGTGTTCTTTGTATTCTTTCAATTGTTCTTGCGAATCTAACATCTTCAGCTGCTAATGTTGCTTTACCATTTACATTTTCTTCATATCCTAAATAAGCTCTTGGAATCTTTAATGCTGCAAACATTTTGTTCTTCAAGTAATCAATATCTTCAATAGTTGCATATTCTAAACCTGCAAGGTTATCAATTGATGTTCCACTATCTCCACCTCTAACTGGTAAGTAAAAATCTTCAGTTAGGTTTTGCATATTATACTTTAAGTTGTAATCACCAGTATTTCTATCGATGAAAGGAACTTTCTTCATCTTGTTGATGATTCTTTGCATATAGTTATCCACTTCTGTTGGTGGGATATTACCAATATCAATTTTGAAAACTCTTTTTTCAGGTGCTCTCATGATTCTATGGATTAACATAGCATCTTCCATTAGAGATAATTGTTTCCACAATCTTCTTCCATTCTCAATCATAGATTTACCATATGGTAACCAGTTAGTATCTGCTAACAACCTAAAATGAGCAATTTCAAAGTTTTCATATTCTTCTTTTCCATTCGGGTCCTCAGTAATTTTAAACTTTACTGAATTTGGATTTGATGGGTCTGTTCTTTCTAATCTTTCAGTATTATAAACAGAGTGAGGAGTAGCGTTTACAATACCCTTACCTTCAGCAACTTCTAAACCTAAAAAGAAATCTCCATACTTTACTAAATTTCTTGTCCAAGGCCAGAGGTTAAACTCTACATTAAGGATATCGTAGAATAAGTTTTCTAATAATCCCTTTACTTTTTGATTTTCTGATTGTATAAGTAGTACATCACCGAATTCGTTCTTTAATGTACATTCATCTGCGTATATATCGAGTGCTGATGCTAATATTGGGTCATTATCCATTGCATCGTAATCTCTGAATACCTCTCTACGAACTTGTTGGTATGCCATTGATTGTGCACCACCTGCTTGTTCGAAAAAAGATTTCTGTAATTTAGTGTATCTATCTCTAAGTGATGATAAGTTAGTTTGTTGTCTTTCATCACCATCAAAGACGTTTCTTTTTCCGTCCTTATCGATAGTAACTACCGCTTGAGAACGAAAGAGTTTAGTTAATCTCCCAAAAAATGAAGTATCTGCCATGTTTTCCTAATTTATGTTATAACCTTTATTAATTAATTTATTACCATTTTCTACAAGACCAATATCTTGCTTTGTGTCTTGGACCTGGTGAATCACAATTATGTCTAGCTCTAAATGCTTTTCTTGCATCTGGATTATTCTTTCGAATTGACATTGTTTTTTCTCCTGATTTCTTTGCGGAACTTCCTCCATGTCCGAAGTTTACTTTGACAACATTTCCTTTAGGGTTTTTAACATATACTTTGAATTTCTTAGTATCACCTTGCATTGGTTTACCAAGTTTTACTTTTCTTCCTTGATACTCAGCTTCGTTAATATCAGCTTTGTATTCTTTCATAAACTCACAAAATTCTTTTATATCGTGATAATTTTCCACAGTATATTCTTCTGTGTGGATTTCTTCATTAAGTAATTCTTGTAGTGATATCATAATATTTTCTCCTAATATATAAATATAGAGTTATTTAATTAACCAAGTTAAATCTTCATTTGAATCCCCAACTCGCATTTTCCAAGGATTTTCTTCCATGGCTGAATTACCACCAAATCCCATTCCTGCAACATCCAATTGATGAGCTCCGATACCACCCAATGCCTGTTTAGTTAAATCAATTCCCTCTTGTCTTAATCTTAATGCAGTATCTCTAACCCACAATGAAATTGCTAATGACATCGTTAAATCATCATTATAACCTCTCATTGCTTCTGCACGATTACCATTCCATATAAATGTAAACAATTCATCTATTGTTCTTTGTGAACGAATAGTAATATCTTTTTCTCTAACATATTGTTCTAATTTAGATATGATTAGAGGTCTTGTTTTAGAAGTTGTAGAGAAACCTGCTGTCATATTTTTCTCTTCTCTATTATATTTGTTATTTAATTGATTCTCCACATCTACATACTTTAAATCTTTACTCATGTAGAAAAGATTACCATATCCTCTATCAATTACTTGTTGTATTACTGCCCAACCAATGTTTGCATTCTCAATTACGAGTAATGCGTTGTTATAATCAGTTGCAAGTGAAACTAAGAAGTTTCCGAAATCTTTTGTATCTAATTTACCTTTGTATTCTGCAACTTGAGATGATTCTTCTATATCAATAACATGACATGCCGAGAAATCGGCAGAATCACCACGAGCAACATCGGCAACTACCATGTAAGACTTCTGATAGTTTGGATATTCCCACTTCCAAAGGTTTCCATCGAACCCAGTCTTTTCAACTGGTTCTTGAATAAAGGATTCTTTATAGAACATAAGTAATTGTGGGTCTATTACAGTATCACCAGAAGAAACGAAATCACAATCACATTCTTGTGCTGCTCCTTTTGGTCCTAATAATACTTCTTGTTCATCTCTCCAATCTTGATTTCGTTCAGGATGTACACTCCAATGTAATCTGATTGTGTTAAAAGTATTTGTACCATCTTCTGCACCTACCCATGTTTTGTGAAAGAAGTTTCCTACACCATTTGGAGTAGAAAGGATAATTGCATTACCACCCGTTGATAAAGTAGATTGTGCCGATACCCAAATATCTTCAATCTTATCAATAAACGCTGCCTCATCAAATACTAATAAGGATAGTGCTTCAGAACGACCAGCATCACCAGCTGCTGATGTTGCTTTTATCTGAGAACCATTCGAGTATCTTAAGGATAGTTTGTTATCCTCTACTGTTGTTTGTTTTAACCAAGATGGTAAATATTGATTCATTACACGAACCTTCGTTACAAGGTTCTTGGCAACTTCTTGTTTAGTTGCAATTACCAATACATTGAAATCTTGATTGAATAACATTTTCCAAAGTGAAAATCCCGCAGTTAAGGTTGAGATACCTGTTTGTCGAGATTTAAGGATGATGTTGTATCTATGTTCTGCGAATTGGTCTAAAGTTCTTTCTTGAAATGGATATAAGTGAAAAGGAATCTTACCCCTAACAGGATGTTGTATCATAC